AGCGCATGTTGAATGAGTTGATGGAAAAGAATAAATAAATGTTGCGCGCATGGTTTTTCTATGGCATATTCGCCGCCATTAGTCAGCATCAGCATTAGGACTTGCCCTGTTTGCGCAGGGCGACGCGCCTGAAAAAGAAGCAGACACAAGCCCCGCCCGGTTCGCCGCGTGGGGCTTTTTCGTTCGCGGGCCGCTGCGACATACCGAACTGGACTCGTATCCAAACCGGCAGCGCGCCCGCAACCTATCGACCCCGCATCATTGTTGAAGCCGACAGCAAGCGCGCCGGGTAAAGCGCGCTGCATCTCCTGGGGCATGCGCAGTCCTAATCGGCCACGGCAGCGAACGGCAACGCTCAGAGGGGCCAGATCAAGCCGCTTAGTCCGATGAGCGCTCAACTACAGGACGAACAACCCGGAAGGGATTCGTGAAGCTATGGCAACAACTACAGTAGTGGTAAGTAGCAAGCGCGTGAAGGCTGGCGGTCGCGTCAAGGGCACACCGAACAAGGTAACAACCGAATTCCGCGAGACGATCACGAAGCTGCTTGAAAGCAACGCAGACAACTTCGCGGTATGGGTGCAGCAAGTCGCAGAGGGCCACGGCGAGACGAAGGCCGACCCTGGCAAGGCAATTGACCTGCTCGCCAAGCTGGCAGAGTACGCCGCCCCGAAGCTGGGCCGCATAGAGCACACAGGCGAAGGTGGCGGGCCGGTCTTGAATGAGATCGTCATCAAGGTAGTGGATGCGGCGGATCGAGGCTGAGTTTCCACGGAAACTCACGTTTTTATTCAAGCCCGCTCGATACAAGGTTGCCCATGGCGGGCGAGGTTCCGGTAAGTCTTGGGCCTTTGCCCGTGCGCTGATCCTGCTGGCAGCGCAAAAGCCGTTGCGCATCCTTTGCGGTCGTGAGGTTCAAAAGTCGATCAAGGACTCGGTGCACCGCCTTTTGAGTGACCAGATTCAGGCGCTGGGACTGGGCGCGTCGTTCGATGTTCTCGAATCAGAGATACGCGGAAAGAACGGGAGTTTGTTCCTGTTCGCTGGTTTGAGTCAGCACACAGTAGAGTCCATCAAGTCGTTTGAGGGCGTCGATATTTGCTGGTTGGAAGAGGCGCAGGTGATTACGAAACGCTCCTTCGATGTGCTGTTGCCGACGATCCGCAAGGATGGCTCCGAAGTGTGGCTCAGTCTGAATCCAGACATGGAGACGGACGAAACGTATCAGCGCTTTGTGGCAAACCCGCCGCCGAATGCGCTGGTGGAACAGGTGAACTGGCGGGATAACCCCTGGTTCCCGGATGTTCTGGAAGCCGAGCGGCAGGAAACGCTGCGCCGCGATCCGGACAGCTACGAAAACATATGGGAAGGCAAGCCAAAGCGGGTTGCCGAGGGCGCCATCTACGCCCTGGAGATTGACCAGGCGTATGCACAAAGCCGGGTGCGCTCGGTGCCTTATGACCCGCTGTTGACCGTTCACACTGTTTGGGATCTGGGATGGAACGATTCCATGACCATCGGCTTCTTTCAGCGCTCAGGTGCTGAGGTGCGGTGCATTGAGTACATCGAGGATTCATTCCGCACGCTGGATTGGTACATCGCTGAGGTGGAGAAGCGGCCCTATCGCATTGGGACGTACTTCATTCCGCACGATGGCCGAAGCCGGGACTTCAAGACCGGTAAGAGTACAGAAGAAATCCTGATGGCGATGGGGAAGGACGTGAAAGTCTTGCCCGCCATGAGCATTGAAGAAGGCATCAAGGCCACGCGGATGATGTTTCCGCGCACGTACTTCGATCAAGAGAAAACAGGCCCATTGCTGGAGCATTTGAAGCGCTACCGGCGAACGATCAACGCCAGGACGAACGAACCAGGCGCACCGCTACACGACGAGCACAGCCACGGCGCGGACATGTTCCGCTATGCCGGGATGGCTGTTGACCAGATGGGCAACGCTGAAGCGCAAAAGCCCATCGCCTACAAAAGGAAGCCGCTGATATGAAAGAACAACTGCGCGAACTGTTGAAGGGTGTGGTCATGGGCCGTCCTGCTGCTGCTGAAGAGCTGGCCGACCTGCTGGCTGACCTGCTGGACAACAAAAAAGAGCCTGCTACCACGACTGTGCAAGTCGAACTGCCCAAGAAGAAGGCCGCAAAGTGAAGCGCATGGATGACGAGAGCCTTCTTAGCCACCTCCAGGCCCTGGAGGAAGACTCAGCGGCTTTCGTGTGGGGCGCACTCGGGTCGGAACGGGAGAAGGCCCAGCGCGAGTACTTTCGCCTGCCCTACGGGAATGAAGAGGATGGCTGGTCGTCCATTGTCACCAGCGATGTACAAGACACGGTTGAATGGATACTTCCGCAGCTTCTCGACATCTTCACGGCCACTGATTCGATCGTTTCGTTTGAGCCCACGAAGCAAGAAGATGTAGATGGCGCAGAGCAGGCCACAGAGACGTGCAATTACATCTTCACGAAGAAGAATGACGGATTCCTGGTGCTGTATACAGCGATCAAAGACGCATTGCTTGTCAAAAATGGCGCTGTGCATTGGCGCAAAGAAACCAAGCGCCGCAAGGTCAAGACGCCGCTTCGTGGTGTGAGTGAAATGCAAATGACCATGGCGCTGGAGCAGGGGGGGGAAATCCTCAATGCTGAGCCTGTCGGCCAAGTGCAAGACCCGATGACCGGCGAAGTGCTCACCATCTATAACGCTACGATCGAAAAAGAAGAATCAACCCAAGAAATCAAGGTTGAAGCATTCCCTCCTGAGGATTTACTGGTAAAGCGCGACTGGACGAAGCCAATGTTGCAGGAGTGTCCGTATGTCGCCCGCATCATGCGCGTGACGCTCTCCGATCTTGTGGAGATGGGCTACACCGATGTGACGTCAGAAGACCTGGCCGGATCGGATGACCCAAGCGAGTCCGCTGACGCTGAGTTTCGTGCTTCGCGCCTGAGCCAGAACGGTGACGCCTACGAAGACGACACAATAGTCAGTGTCGAGGATGACTCGCTGACGGAAGGTTATCTGCGCGTTGAGTACGTGCTGGTGGACTTCGACGGCGACGGCATCGCAGAACGCCGTTGCATCTACCGCCTTAAGAACCGCATCCTCAAGAACGAGGAAGACTCGCACGTTCCTATCGCCACGGCATCGCCAATTCTGGTGGCGCATCGCTGGGACGGCATGAGCATCGCAGAGACAGTCAGCGACATTCAGCAGTTGAAAACGGAAATGACCCGTCAGATGCTGAACTCGCTGTATCTGGCGAACACACCTCGAACAAAGGTACTGACCAACGCTCAAGGTTCGCCAGTCGCCAACATTGATGACCTGCTTGATGCCCGCCCCGGTGGCATTCTGCGCACGCAGAACATGGAAGGTATCCAGGAATACGTCACGCCCTTTGTCGGTGGGCAAACCCTGCCAATTCTCGAATACGTGGATGCCATGCGCGAGAACCGCACTGGTGTCACGCGCTACTCGCAGGGCCTTGGCGCGGACGGACTGGAGAAGACCAACGGCGAATCAGCCCGCTTGATGAACGCCAGCCAGATGCGCATCAAGCTTATCGCCCGCATCATGGCCGAGTGCTTGGTGAAGCCCATCTTCCAAGGCATATTGAAGTTGTTGACTGAAGGCGACATGCAAAAGATCGCCTTCCGCCTGCGAAATGAATTCGTCGAGTACGACCCGCAGGAATGGCGCGATTCGTACGATATGACGATCAATGTAGGCCTTGGGTCGGGCGACAAGGACGTGCAACTGCGCCACCTGGGGGCCATCTTTCAGTCGCAAATGGCATTGGCTCAATCTCCATTCGGCCCCGCCCTGATCGATCCAGCCAAGATCTACAACACGCAGGCGAAGCTGGTGGAGAACGCCGGGTTCAAGAACGTTGGCGACTTCTGGAAAGACCCCAGCAAAGAGCCGCCACCGCCCCAACAGCCGCCCCCGCCGCCGCCTCAAGTGCTGGTCAAGCAAATGGAACTGCAAGCCGACACACAGAAGTTTCAGGCCGAACACCAACTGACGATGATGCGCGAAAACCTGCAGGCCGAGGCAAAGCAGCGCGAGACGCAGATGCAGCTTGAATTGCAGGCGGCAAATGATGCGCGTGATTCTGAGCGCGAGACGATGAAGGCCGCGTATGAGGCGCAGCTAGAAGCACAACGCATCGAGTTAGATCGCTACAAGGTCGATGCCGACAACCAGACGCGAATCATCGTCGCCCAGATCAACGCCGCCAGCAAGGCACAACCCAAGCCATTCAATGACCAACCAACAGCAGGCCCAGCGGGGTCTTGAAGCATCGCAGGTGCTGGACAACCCTGCGTACAAAGCAGCAATGGAAGCCCTTCGCGCTGAGGTGATCGACGCATGGAAGAAATGCCCGGTGCGCGACAAAGAAGGCCAAGTGCTTTTGCTGCAACTGGCGAAGCTGACGGACAAGTTTGAAGGCGTCCTTTCCGGGATGGTGGAGGGCGGAAAGTTCGCTTCCCGTCAGTTGGAATTGGACGACTTGAGAAATGAAAGCGCAGGGCGAAAGCTCATGCGCCGCGTTTTGTAGACAAGCCACCTTGTCTTTTGGGGCAACCGCAGTGATTGCGACCCCGTAGCCCTTCCGGTGGCATGGGAAGGGTTCAGAGCGAAAGCAAAAAATGATCGGACAAGCTGAAACAGCACCCGGCAATTTGGATGACCTGGCATCGTTTCTTGAGGACAAGCCTATCGACGGCCCCGACGAACAAGAAGACGACGCAAACCCTCAAGAGGACTCGCAAGAGGACCCCGACGAGGCGGAAAGCGCAGTTGATGAATCCGAAGCAGAAGCCGAGGACGAAGAAGCCGAAGATCAACCAAGCGCAGTTTTTAAAGTCACCGTCAAAGGCGAAGACGGCGCAGATCAGACCCTAGAGGTCGATCAAAAAGAGCTGATTGCAGGCTACCAGCGGCAACGAGACTACACAGTCAAGACACAGGCCCTGGCAGAGCGTGAACGGCAGGCTTTCGAGGTGGTGACGCAAGAGATTGAGAAATCACGCGCCCACTACATGCAGCAAGCGCAACTCGCGCACATGGCTGTCCGGGAGCTTGCGGGCCTGCGATCTGATGAGGAAATGGCGGTGCTTGCGCAGACCGACCCGTCCCTTTGGGTGCAAGAACAACAACGCGCCGCAGCCGTGCGGACGCGACTCCAGCAGATTCAGCACGGCGTGCAATCCGAGCAGGCACAAGCCCAGCAGATGCAGGCCCAGCAGCGTCAGCAGTTGTTCTCCAAGGCGTGGGATGTGCTGCAAGAGAAGGGCATCGACAAGCCCAAATTGGCAGGGATTTATCAGGAAGCTGCGAAGCGGTACGGCTTTGCCGAACAAGAATTCGGCAATGTCTACGACCCACGGATCGTCCTGGCCCTGCGCGATGCAGTCGCCTATCGGGCTCTGCACGACAAGAAACCGGCAGTACAGCAGAAAGCGCAAGCCGCGCCAAAGCTGCCTGCAACAAAACAACCCGTAGCACGCCAAGAGACAAAAGTCCGGCAGCTTGAGAGCCGATTTACCCGCAAGGGTGGCGCAAAGCTGGATGACCTGGCGGCTTATCTGTCGGCCACTGGCCGATAAAGGAAAACGAAATGGCACAACCCACAAATACCTTTGACCGGTACGACGTCAACACTTCCGTCCGTGAAGACCTGATTGACAAGATTTTCAACACCTCGCCCGAGGAAACGCCAGTCACGTCCAGCATGGGCAAGTCCAGCGCATCCAACACCTACCACGAGTGGCAGCGTGATTCTTTGGCGGCGGCGAACAAAGACAACGCCCTGATTGATGGCGACGACTTCGCAGGCCAGGCTCTCACGGGCGCCGAGCGAATCGGCAACTACTGCCAGATTTTCAGCAAGCAACCTGTGGTTTCGCGCCGCGCCGACATCGTAAACAAAGCCGGTCAAAAGACCGCCATGGCCTATCAAACGGCCAAGTTGATGAAGGAAATGAAGCGCGACATGGAAGCCGCTGTGCTGTCCAGCAACGTGGCGGTTGCGGGTAACTCCACCACTGCAAGCAAGATGGCCGGTCTGGGCGCGATGATCTACACCAACGTCTCGCACAACGGTGCGGGCGCGACCCCTGCTCACACTTCCGGCGCTGCTACCGTGGCCCCTACGGCTGGAGCGGCCCGTGCATTCACCGAGACGCTGCTGAAAACGGTCATCCAACTGGCCTACGTCAACAGCGGCGCAATCCCGCGCCAGGTGGTCATGTCGCCCAACCACAAGGCGCTGTTTTCTGCTTTCGCTGGTATCGCGGTCAACCGCTACCAGGTGGGCAAAAAGGAGCAGGGCCGGATTATCGGCGGTGCTGACGTCTACATGTCCGATTTCGGCGAACTGGAAATCGTCCCGCACTACATCATGAGCGGTGCGACGCAGGTTTTTGGTGTGAACCCCGAATACGCCTCCATGGCGTTCCTCGACGGCTTCAAGCCAAAGGACATCGGCGACACCGGCGACAGCAAGAAGAAGCTGATTACCGCTGACGTGACTCTGCGTGTGGACGCAGAAAAGGCAATGTTCAAGATTGCCGACCTGACCGCCTAAACGGTCAACCAGAACAGGGGGGCTTCGGCCCCCCTTTGTCGTTTATGCATCCGTCGCGAGACGCTGCAGGGGGAAGATATGAATCTGGTCGGAATGTCGCCACGCGGGTTTACAGAAAACGTCACGATCGACGAAGGGGTGAATTCTGTAGGCGTGCGCAAACAAGTGCACATTGAAGGCGATTCGGTCATTGTGCAAAAGACCTACGACGCCGCACCACACCTGGAACACGCCCGCATTGCGCGCGAGTCCACGGAGGGAAAAAGATGGGGTGAAGGCAAGTTCATCGGGCACATCCCGCCGGTCGAATACGCCCGGATTACTGTCATCCGCGATCCTGCCGAACGGAAGAAAGCCATCATGACCTTTCTGCGCTCGAACCCGGCATTTGTGATGTTTGATCGGGCACTCAAGTGATTACCGACTACGCATCACTACAAACAGCGATTGCGCAGAACGCGCACCGCACAGACCTGACCAGCCTGATCCCGGACTTCATTCAGCGCGCAGAGGCCGAGCTTGCCAGGCAACTCCCGCTACGCGCTTACGAAACAGCACTGACGGGCACCAGCACCGGGACGATCACACTGCCCGCTGATTTTGACCAAGTGCAACTGCTGGTGCTGAACGTCAACGGGCGCGAGTACCCGATGGACTACACCTCGCCGAATGGGGTAAGCCAGTACGTCAGCGGCAACCCCAACCGCTACACGATCCTTGACGGGGTTATCAAGTTCATCGCCCCGACGGGTGGAGCCTACACGCTCAATTACCTGCGCAAGTTGGTTCCTTTGTCGGGCACCAACACCACCAATTTTCTGCTTCTCGCGCACCCGGATGCCTACCTTTTTGCAGCGCTGACGCAGTTGCATCTCTACGCCCGAGACGACGCAGAGGCGAACAAATACGCGCCCATGCTGGCACTTGTGATGGCACAGATTGCCAATCAGGACGCACGCAAGCGCCTTCCTATTGCCGGTGGTCTGCAAATCAAACCAAGGGGCTACAGATGACAGTTGAAACCGCAAGCTACATCAGCCAGCTTGACGCAACATTGCCGCTGCCTGGCGACAAGAAAAGAGAAGGCGACAACCACCTGCGCCTGGTCAAAACCGTCCTGAAAACGCAGTTCCCGAACTTCGGAACAGCGGCGATGACTGCCACGACAACCGAACTCAATTACGTTGTTGGCGTGACCTCGGGCATTCAGGCGCAGATCAACACCAAAGCAACGAAAGCAGGCGACACCTACACCGGGGCGCATGACTTCACCGGGGCCACGCCTACCGTTCCCACTGCGACAGCAGGCGACTCCAGCAGCAAAGCAGCCAGCACGGCTTTTGTGGGGAGCACGGCATTCTCCTCGGCGCTTCCAGGCCAGACCGGCAACGCAGGGCGCACCGTGCGAACCGATGGCACTTCGGCTTCGTGGGGGTCTATCTATGGCTCGCCGCAAGTCATCAGCACCAACACCACGGCAAGCAATGGCACTGCCTACCTACTGACGGCTTCGCTCACTCTGACGCTGCCTGCAACCCCTGCGGCTGGTGACTGCGTGTTTGTACACGACGCATCCGGGTCTGGAACGTGTGTCATTGGTCGCGGCGGCGAAAACATCATGGGCCTGGCGCAAGACCTGACGCTGAACACGGGCTATCCCTATTTTTGGCTGGTGTACGCAGACGCGACGCGCGGCTGGGTTCTGGGCTAAGGACAAAACATGAGCAATCTGAGCGACTTCATCAGTGCGGGCGGCGGCGGCAAGCTGCGCTATCAGGAATTCACCTCCTCGGGCACTTTCACACCGTCTGCAGCCCTTGTCGCCGCCGGAGGAAATTGTCTTGTTCTGCTTGTCGGTGGCGGTGGCGGTGGGGGAAACGCTACAGCAAGCTCAGCGGGCGGAGGCGGAGGCGGTGGTGAGGTGCGTTATGCCATAGCCACAGCGTTGACCGCTAAGACAGTCACCATCGGCGCAGGCGGTGCGGCCAATACCGTTGGCGGCAGCACATCATTCGGCGGGGTACTCACGGCAGTGGGGGGTGGGAGAGGGGGCAATGGCGCAGCGACTGCTCAGATTGGCGGCGATGGTGCCTGTGGTGGCGGTGGCGGGGCTGGCGAGAGCGGAACCAATCGCGGCGGTGGCGGCGGTGGCGGGATGGGTGGGATGGGCGTTTTCCCACTTTTCGGAGATCAAGTCCCAGCGCAGGGTGGTAAGGGGTCGAAAGGCGCAGCGGGTACATTCTCGGAAACGGCTGCGTACGGGCTTGTGTGCGGCAGTGGTGGTGTGGGGGTGGACGGCTTCGGCGGCGGCGGCGGTGGTGGGGCGAACGGGTCTACTGACACACGCACGGGGCGGGGCGCTTCTGGAGGTGGTGATGGTGGGTTGAATAACGCTGCGGGTCAGGCCGGTACTGCAAATACTGGTGGCGGTGGCGGTGGTGCAGGAAATAACGTTGGCGGGGGCGGGGCCGGTGGCTCTGGTTTCTGCCGCGTCGTGTGGTTTGAATAAGGACGGCCATCAATGGCAATCGTTCAGATTTCAGACGCTGGGCAGGGAACCAACCTTGATCTTCCTCCCGAAGAACTCAAGGCCGGGGTCTGGTCGTCGGCGTCGAACATGCGGTTTGTCAACGGCTACGCGCAAAGGTTCGATGGCATCTCTCGCATCTTTGACGCCACTTCGATAACCCCGTACTACCTCACTTACTACCAGAAACCCGGTGGCAGGTATTGGGTGCATGCCGGAACGGGGAAAGTGTTCTCCGACGATGGCACTACGCGCACGGAGATCACCCGGATCGGGACTGCCGCCATCACCAGTCTGACGCACGTCACGACAACGGCCACGCTAAAAACAACCGCAGCGCACGGCCTTACAACCGGGAACTCCATTGAGTTGTACGGCGCCGCGCCAAACGCCTACAACGGCACCTACACCATCACCGTCACAGCAGCCGACACGTTCACTTATACGATGGCGTCAGACCCTGGCGTGAATGCGACCAATTTGGGCCATTTGCTGCTTCCAGGCGCTGCGGTGCAGGACTTCACCGGTGCGCGTGATGACCGATGGACGGGCGGCGTTCTCGGCGGTGTTCTGGTGATGAACAACGGCGTAGATGCGCCGCAGTATTGGGCCGGGACGAACAAGCTGCGCACACTCCCGGCATGGAACGCGACCCACACGGCGCAGGTGCTTGTGCCGTTCAAGAGCTACTTGGTTGCGCTGGACATCATCAAGGGGTCCACCCGCTACCCCAACATGGTCAAGTGGTCGAGTGCTGCGGTGCCCGGATCGCTCCCAGTGTCGTGGGATGAAACCGATGTCACGATTGATGCGGGTGAAGTGGACGTTGCAGAAACGCCGGATTACCTGGTGGATGCATTGCAATTGGGCGACACGCTGATTTTGTACAAGCAGCGCTCTGCTTATGTCCTGCGGCTGATCGGCCAGCCCTACATCTTCCAAGTTCAAAAGCTACCCGGCGACGCTGGAATGCTGGCACGAGGCTGCGCAGTCGCTACCCCGTTGGGGCATGTCGTTTTGACGGCTGGCGATGTGGTTCTAAACAACGGCTCGGGCATGCAGTCGATTGCTGACGGCCAGGTGCGCCGGGCCATTTTCAGCAACTTCAGCACGGAACATTACAAGAGGGCATTCGTCACCTCAAACCCGCAGAAAAACGAGGTTCTGGTGTGCTACCCATCGGCAGACGCGACAGATTGCGATATTGCAATGGTGTGGAACTGGAAAAGCCAAACCTGGGGCCAGCGGGACATCACCGGAACGCATTTCGGCGCGACCGGGCAGATTGACGAGGTGTCGATCAGCTCATGGGATTCGGACGACGAATCGTGGGAACTGGATACCTCAAGCTGGAGCGAAGACCCGTATTCACCGAACGAATCGAGACTGCTGCTGGCGCAAACGGCCCGCATCGGGGCCTTTGATGTGTCGTCCAGTGATGACGGCGTGAACGCACTCACCGGGACGCTGGAACGGACTGGAATGTGGATTGACGACAGCGATGTCAACAAACTGCTTCGCTCAGTTATCCCGCGTATCGAGGCGACAAAAGGCGCGGTGGTGACGGTGCAGGCCGGGGCCAATGACATGCCCGGCGAAGCGCTGAGGTGGAGCGACGCGGTGTCGTTCACAGTAGGCCAAGACCTGCGCGCCTACACCTTTGCACAAGGGAAATACCTCGGGTTGCGTATCTCCTGCTCGGCACCGTGGCGCATGCGCTCGACGGGCATGGACATCATCAAAACAGGGGAATTCTGATGCAGTACCAGCCTTCGGTAGGGGCCGACGAAGAATTCCACCAAATCGCAAGGGTGATGGGCAGGCCGCAGCCGTTCTTACTGCTTTCCACCAGCTACGCCGCACCGGACAAACCGCAGGAGGGAATGCTCATCAAAGCAGACGGAGCGCATTGGGACCCTGGTTCCGGTGCAGGGTTTTACGGTTACTCGGGCGGCGCCTGGGTTCTTTTGGGGTAACACATGAGCTATTACGACCAATATGTAAACGCGAACCTTTCTAGCGACTACAAAACGCCAGACTGGTTCAAGCAAAACTTTATGAGCGGGGTGGATGCCAACCGGCTGGACACGTACTTTGCCGCGAACCCAGACAAGGCGGCAGATTTCACCAACATCATGAACGGCGGCACGTCTGCATTCTCGACAGACGGCTCCAGCCTCATCAAGACGCCGTTTGACAGCATGTCGCCCGAGGCGCAGCAGTACTATTCTCAAAAACCCCACGAGTTGCTGGCCGCGGAAGGGTTCGGGCAAGACCCAACTCTGGCGTACATGAATTACTACCATGGGCCGGGGTCGATTGGAATCACCGACCCAAAGCGGACGAATACATCGGAGTACCTCCGGAACAACCAATGGACGCCCAACGGCATCCAGGCGGGCAACAACGCGCAGCGCTATGCAGCCCTTCCGTGGGGTGGTGGGTCTAGCGGGGTAACGGGGGCCAACAGCTACAGCACCCGGCCCTTGCAGGTGGATGCACAAGGCAACCCGATTGCGTCAACCGGGCAGTCTGGCACCGGTTCGACCGGCATGGCGGGCTGGAATCAAGGCGTCAGTGGCAACAACGGCGTCACGAACGGCGCGGCGAACTGGAACAACATCGGATCGGGCGGCGGCGGCTCCTATGGCGGAGGCGGTGGCTCCATGTCCACGAATTTCGCCATGAACCCCTATCTCCAGCAGATGGGCGACATGATGGCCGGGACGATGACGAACAACTGGCAGCGCGGCGTACAGCCGCAGATTGCCTCTGGGGCCATGGCCGCTGGTGGGTACGGTGGATCGCGCCAAGGGGTTGCGGAAGCCAACTCGGCAAACGACCTGAACCAAGGCATCGGATCGGCGCTGTCTAGTCTGTACGGCAACGGCTACAACACCGGATTGCAGTACGACCTGGGCCTGAAAAACAACCAGCTCGGCTATGCCAACCTGGACCGCAACATCAATAACGACAACCTGAATTGGCAGATGCAAGGGGCCAATTTCGGCCTCGGCATCTATGACCGGATGCAGCAAGCAAACAACCTTGGGCTGCAGACAGGATCACAGATTCAGCACACGCCGCTGAACTACTGGAATCAGTTTAGCCAAGGCGCTAACTCGCTTGGGCAAGGCTACGGCACATCGACCAGCACCAGCGGCGGCAACCCGCTGATGGGGGCCATTGGCGGCGCACAACTCGGCGGGCAAATCGGCAACTGGTGGAGCAGCCAGAGCGCACCAAGCTACCCCGGGAATAACGGATTCCAGACGGACTACAACGCCAATCCGTTTGCGGCAAACGGTATCTGATGTTCTTCCGCCCCCATGAAATCCCCCGCAAGGAAGCGGAAGAAGCGCTGCGCCCTGCGTTTGCGCGCTCGCTCGTCCATTCAGTGGGCGATTGGATGCAGCGATGCGCAAACGATACAGCCCAACTATGGCGGCATGGAGATTTGTGGGCAATCACCGAAGTGCAAGAAACGCACGATGGCCGCGCCCTGTCGGTAGTTGCCATGGCTGGCGACTACTCGCATGAGTTGGCTGTCGAAATCGAAGCCTGGGCAAAGTCTCATGGATGCAAGCGTGCATTCTGGACGGGCAGAAAAGGATGGGCTCGCAAGATGCTCGCACATGACAAGCAGTTTCGCGTTGTCACGGTCACCATGGAAAAGGAACTATAAAAATGGAAGCAGTAGCAGGCCCCGTTGCGGGCGCGGTAGTCGGCGGGCTCATGTCTGACGGCGGCGAACAACAATCCACCAGCAAAGAGCCCTGGAGCGCAGCCGCACCCTGGCTGCGCGAGAACATCGCACAGGGTCAAAACCTGCAGGCGTACTATCAACAAAACCCATGGAACAGCCTGCAGCAGACGGGCTACCAGAACATTTATGGCGACCTTGACAACTTCCGCAACTCCATTGCACCGGGGATGATGGATTTTGCAAACCGGCTGATGGGCACGAACTACAGCCGGGGCGGCGCGACCATGCAGAACAAGCCGCAGGCCATGCCGCGGTCAGGGGCGCAGTCAGGCAATGGCGGGATGCTGTCCGGCCTGCTTTCGGGCGCTGGACAGCAATCGCGCGGATCGTCTGGCCCGTTTTCTGTGTCTCCGGGGCAAAGCTACGGCCTTTTGGACTTCCGGGCGCTGAACCCGTACAACGGCGCGTTGAAGCCTGACCAGATCAAACAACCTGATCAACAAACGGTTGAACAAGCCGTGCAAGCTGAGCTGGACCGTCGCCAGCGCGAAGCGCAGCAAAACGACAGATTCGCATAAGGAGACCCCATGGGACTACTTGACTCGATTTCCAACACCCCGGAGGGCCGTATGGGCTTGGGGCTGCTGGCCTTGGGGCAGATGCCAAAGTCTCAGGGGTTCCCTGGGTTGATGGGGCTGATGGCGTCACAGGATGACGCGGCGCGGATGAAGGCCGATACGGAGTGGAAGCAGACTCAGATCGGACGCCAGAAGAAGGAATGGGACCAGCAAGACCGCGAATCGGCTCTGGCGGGTCAGTTTTTCCGGCCCGCTACCCAAGGGTTGTCGCCTTTGGTGGGCGATGCCGAGTCTGGCATCCTGCCAAGCGCCGGGCGTCCGGGTGCGCCTGCCAGCTTCGACATGCAGGGCTATGCACAGGCCATGATGCAGGTGAACCCAGCGAAGGGCATGCAGATCATGCAGTCGCTGCAAAAAGAGCTGCAGGTGGACAAGATCAGCCCCGAGAAATTCACGCCTGCATCGCTGGCGAAGTTCGCGCAGTCGCGCAACTACGGCGACCTAGTGCCGCGTGACAAGCTGGAATTCGTGGAAGGCGTCGGCGTCAACCCATTCGACCCAACCAACGCGAATCGCGCAATCCCGAACCCGAATAAGCCGTTTGCGATGGATGCGCAGGGGAACATTGTCCCCAATCAGGCGTACCAGAATTACGAAATCCGCAAGGCCGGGGCAGGGGCCACCCGCGTTAGCAACAACGTCGCTGTCAACACCGAAAAGAGCTTTCTCAACGAGATTGCGGGCGGCATGGGCAAGCAAGTGGATGCCTCGCTTGCGCAGGCTCGCGGCGCCTCCGACTCTTTGCGCACTATTGGGCAACTAGGGGAGATTTTGAACAGCGGAAAAGTCATGGCAGGGCCTGCGACAAAGCCCGCCATGCTCTTGACGCAGCTGGGTTCGCAGTTGGGCCTTGCCGGGAAAGACGCGAACGAAACGCTGCAAAAGACCCGCGCAGCCATGCAGCAAATGGCCCAGCTTGAGCTGGATGCAGCCGCGCAAATGAAGGGGCAGGGCCAGATTACCGAGAACGAGCGAGACATCATCCGCCGGGCCGCTTCTGGCGACATCAGCATGACATTGCCCGAGCTCAAAACCCTGACGGCTTCGCTGGAGAAGACCGCACGATATCGCATCGAGCGTCACAACCAGAACATTCAGCCTTTGCTTGCAAACCCCAACGCAGCCGCTCTCGCGCCGTTCCTGACAGTGCCATCGCCTGCACAGCCGAAACAGCAGGGCGGTGGTGTTATTGACTTTGGGAGCCTCCGATAATGGATGTACGCCTGCCCGATGGCACCATCATCAAGAACGTTCCGGACGGCACCACAAAAGCCGATCTGGTGGCCAAGCTGCAAGGCAATGGCATGGCCGTGCCTTCTGAGTGGTTGCAAGCTGCCCCACCGGCGCAGCCAGTGCAAGAGGCTGGGCAGTCGCTGAACCGTGGTTTGTCGGATATCCCCAGACAGATCGGGTTAACGGCCCGCTATGCCCTGGAAGGCCCTGCGCAAGCAGCGCAAATTTTCACTGAGCCGGTGGCGGGCTTGATGCGGCTCGGTGGCATCAAGACAAAGCCGCTGGGTGAAGTCGCGTCAGGGCTTGCCGACACCATCGGCCTGCCCAAGCCAGAGAGCGGCCAGGAGCGGGTGGTGGGCGATGCTACGCGTCTGCTGGCTGGTACGGGTGGGATGCTGGGAGCATCGCGGGCTATGGCGCAGCTCCCCGGAATGGCGGGCACGGTGGGCGCTGGCATGGCGGCCAATCCTACCGCGCAGATCACATCCGCAACGGGAGCGGGCACGCTTGGGGGAATCTCTCGGGAAGGTGGGGGGAATGAGCTACAGCAAGCCGGGGCCGCGCTGATTGGCGGGGTTGCTGGTGGGATGATGCCAGGAGCCGCCAATGCGGCAGTCAATGCAGGCAAGCGCGCATTCAATCGACTGACGCCGCAGCAGATGGACGTGCAGATCAACAGCGTGCTTCAGCGTGCCGGTATGGACTACAGCCAAGTCCCGGAGCGTGCCCGGCAGTCCTTGCGCACACAGATGCAAGACGCATTGCGCGCAGGCCAAGAGCTTGACCCTGCAGCCGTTCGCCGACTGGCTGAATTCCAGACCATCGGCGCAACTCCGACCCGTGGAATGGTCACGCAAGACCCCGTGCGAATCACGCAAGAAATGAACCTTGCCAAGATGGGGGCGAACTCTGCGGACGGCCAACTGCAGGGATTGTCGCGGGTGCAGAACCAGAACAACACCCGCCTGATTGATGTGATGAACGAGGCCGGGGCAGGGCGTGGCGACCCGCTGGCGGCAGGGGAGCGCGTGGCGTCAACCGTCTTGGGCCGTCAAGCAGACTTGAGGGGGGCAGAAAAGGCCGCATGGGATGCCGCCAGAAGCTCGCCGGGGTACAAGCAGCCAATTTCCTCCAAGGTCATCAGCGACATCAACCAGACGCTTGGAGATGAGGGGCTGATGCCTTTCATGAGCCCGACCATTTCGCGCTACATGGAGGCTTTCCAGACCGGTAAGCCATTCACGCCGCAGGACTATCGCAATTTGCAGTCCATGCTTTCTCGCGAGGTTTTCAAGGGCGGGAACGAGGGGGCCGCAGCAAAAGCAGCGGCTCGCGTGCTTGCCAGTGCTGATGTGATGCCAATAACCAACCCTCGGGGCATTGATTTCGGTAACTCCGTGGTGACGGGCGACATGGCGCAGCGTCTGCGCGCAATGGATGCGGCGCCAGAGGCTGCAATTTCTGCCGTGAATCAAGCGCGTGGCGCTACCCGTGCCGCCTATGCATACGAGGATTCCAACGCGCTTGTGCGGAGTGTGCTGTCTGAGAGTGGCGCCAGTGACCCGACACGCATTGCGCAAAAATTCATCGTCGGAGGCACCCCACGCGAAGCTCAGATGCTGGCACAAGAAGTGGGGCCGCAGGGCATGCCGGTCATCCGTGATGCGCTGCTGGCGCACCTGAAAGACAAAGCCCTGAGCGGAGCATCGGACGAAATCGGTAAGTTCAGCCAGTCGGCATTTAACCGGGCGCTGAATCAAATCGGAGATCGCAAGCTCGCGCTATTTTTCAGCCCAGAGGAATTGACTCAGCTCCGAACCGTTGGCCGGGTGGCAAGCTACATGCAAAACCAGCCCGTGGGCTCTGCGGTGAATAACAGCAATTCCGGCGCCCTGCTGCTGGGCAAGGGCATAGACCTGCTGAACAAGATTCCAGGCGGGCAAACATTCATCGGTCAGCCGCTCCAGAACATCAGCATTTCCATGCAACAGCGCGCCGCTCAAAACGTGGCGCCCGGCCTTTTGGCGGCGCAGCAACGTCAACCCATGGCAAGCGGTTTGCTCAATCCCGCGCTTGGATTTACTGGCGGGCTACTTGCTGCGCCACCGGTCAATTAAAGCCAGCACGACCAGAGCACCCAGGTAGCCCAACAAGATCGGGTTGATGCCTGACGCCCTTATCCAGCCGGATAGCAATTCATCCATGCCCGCTCCTTGCGGGCTTTTTTTTGCCCGAAAGATCATTTTCACATGATTTCACGAATCGCAATAGGGGCGGTTTGCTTCGCCCTGTCCGCTTGCGGAGGCGGTGGTCAACCCGTCACGGTTGACCTATACGGGGATAGCATCATGTCAGGGTACGGCGTGCAAGTCTCTCCAGCGGACCGCATTCGCTCAGCAAGGCCGGATTGGGGGGTGGTTGACCACTCCGTACCAGGAACGCCGCTCAAAGCTCTTATGCCAGGCTTTTCCAGCTCCCCACGTACCGGGCAAGTAGTCGTGATCGGGAATGGATTTGTTGACGCTTACCAGGGCATTGATGGGTATGCGCAAGACCTCCGGACGGCGGTTCTCCAAGTCGTAGCAGAAGGCCGCACCCCCGTTCTGACCGGCGTTATCGGCACGCCCAACCCACCAGCATTGGCCCATGAGTACAACGCAGCGACGCATCAAATAGCCAAAGAATACGGCCTTGCGCATGCTGGCTGGGGGGAGGCTTATCGAGAGGGTGACGCATCACCGGACGGCATACACCGCACACAAGCCGCATCGGATCGGCTGGCTGATCTGTTGATTCAGGCAATTGAAAAAGGGCAGGACGAATGACCCTCAAACAACAAGCCACAGACCAAGCCGTACAGCACACCACGAATTTCGTCGGCTCCAAGATCGCCACTGGGATGACCTATGGCGGTTTGGTCCGTGTGTTGCGGACTGATCGAGGGGCTGGCGCCCGCCCCACGCCGGTGGCCATAGACATTTGACAAAAGGAGGTAGCCGAGTGATCGAACAAAAACCAAACCGCCGCGCCGGGGACGGAGCAGTCAACGTGCTGGCCGAGCGTATCGACGGCCTGTGCGTGGACATGAACGAGATGAAGCACGGCATCGCAAAAATGGCCGATGCGCTCACAAAGCTGGCCATCGTGGAAGAGCGTCAAACGCAAACCATTTTTGCGCAAGAACGCGCCTTCAAAGCCCTGGAGCGCGTAGAAGAACGCCAGCACACGCACGAGCTTGTGTGCAAAGACCAGGACAAAGAAGTTCGCCAGCTCATTGCCGACAGCAACGAGCGCTTGGCCGCCCGCGTGGGCGAGCTGGAAAAGGCCGAGCCCATGCAGGCCCAAACCAGCAAATGGGTCACGGCAGGCGTGTGGGGTGCCCTGGCGCTGCTGGCATCGTTCATCGTGCCGCGCGTCCTTGAGAGGGCGTTTCAATGAGCCGCGCAAAGCTCGCCGCCAAAATCGGTGCAGGCGCCACAGCCCTGGCCGTGCCGCTTGTAATGCTGTACGAGGGCACGGTACTGCAAAGCTACCGCGACCCGATCAATAAAATAACCGCATGCGTGGGGAACACGGGGCCAGAGCTGCGCATGGGCCAGCGCTACACACGCCAGCAGTGTGAGGACATGCTCTACGGCGACCTGCTCAAACACACGGCCGCACTCGACTGCATTAAGCCGCCCATGACGGACGGCCAAAAGGCCGCGTTTTTGAGCTTTGCATTCAACGTGGGGAACAAGGCTTTCTGTGACTCCACCCTTGCCCGCAAGGCCAATGCCGGCGACATGCCCGGCGCATGTGCGGAACTGAGCCGCTGGACGCGGGCCGGTGGGCGCGAGCTGCCAGGGCTGGTCAAGCGCAGGGCAGCAGAGCGCGAACTTTGCGAAAGGGGGTTGCAATGAACCCGATCATCCTCGCCATGTGGCTCAACTGGTGGAGGTGGTGGGAATGATCCTCAACACCATCAAGGCGTACATCTGGCAAGCGCTGGCAGCTATTTTGTTTGTAGCGCTCTGCGCCACCGGCTTCAAACTTGTCGGCGCGCTGCATGACAGCGATACCGCACGCACGGCACTGGCCAACGAACAAAGCGATCGCGCCGAGGAAAACAGGGAACGCATGCGCGTGGCCCTGGAGGATGCCCGCGAAACCTTCCGCAAGGGCGAAATCCACGCCCGCAACCAACAGGAGATAGCTGATGCCCATGCCGCCCAAGAAAAGCGCCGTCTTGATCGCCTTGCTGCTGCCGCTGCTGATGGTGAGCGGCTGCGCAAACAAGTCACCGAATACGCCGCCGCCTGTGGTGGGGGAGAAGCCGACAGCCCAGCCACTGCCCTCCAGCATTGTCGGGATCGAGCCACCACCCTCGGGCACCTACTGGGCGAGGCTGACGGGCTGGCGGAAGCGCTCGCAGGAGCTGCTGAACAACATGCCGATGAAGTCCGCACCTTGAAGCGCGTCATTGAGAACGACCGGGCTTTGCTGCAGCCAAGCGGGATAGGCATCAGGCCATCTATGGCAGGTTTGGGCTATGGGCTTTGAGGGAAAACCGCCCTACGGCGGCTTGGTTGTTGTCGTCCTGGTCCTGCCAGGGCGGGCGGCTCATGCCTTGCCCCCCAGCCGCGCGCGGGCTGCGGCGATGGCAGCATTCCGCTGATCAATCTTGACCATCGTTATGGCAATTGATCCTTCCAGCGCCTCCACCAGTTGCCGTATCAGCGCCTCGTCGTCTTTGCGCACCTCGGCTTCTACGGCGCGGGGGAGTGCAACGGGATTTAACCCTGTGTACTGCGGGCGCCACAGCAGGCCCCACGCTCTGTCCAGCACCCGTTTTTCACTCAGCGCCATGTTGGCCTCCTTTCGTGATGCCATGCGCGTCCTCTCCGTGGCGCAGTCCGTCAATGAATGCTGCTCGCTCTCTGTCAGTTGTGTCGGCGTCACCGTAGCCGTTTTCAAGCACCATCGCTTTCACGCGCTCCGGTGACAGCGGCTCCCGTGCTACGGGCTGCGGCGCTGCTGCGATGGCAAGCTGGATTGCGAGCTGCATGTCGCCGAACGGCATGTACGCCTCCTGGGCCGCATCCACCATTTCAGCGCTCGGCTCCACCGGCACAAGCGCATACCATGCGGGAACAGGCTGCGCTCCCCACTTGGCAAGCACTGCGCGCATGATTGCTCGCTCAAAATGTGGTTGCATGTCCTGCGGGTAGATGCGTGTCCGGTAGTGCTTAATCACTGCATCTAGTTCTATATTTGTCGGCTCAGTCATGGTTTGCTCCTTGCCAAAATCTCACGCTCTAGAATCTCCGTGTGTCGCGTTACCTCATCGCTGAGATAGTCCGGGAACGGCACCTTGGATGCCAGCATTGCGCTTTCCATCGCAGAGAGCAGGCGCATGAGGCTCAAGAGTTCAGGTGTTGTCATGGCTCTTGCCCTCCAGCCGCGCCAAATGCTTCTTGACGTACGCCATGGCCGCAGCTTTGGCTTCCGCTTCCGTCAATCCAGAGTCGTTGCATGAGTTGTAGTACGGGACATCGGAGTCCCAGCCTGCTACCCAAAGCCATTCTGTGCGCCCTGTGTGTTGCGGGATATGTGCGATCACAGAGGCGAAAGTGCTTTTACCGTCATGCAGAACGCTACCGCGAGGCCCGGCGCCGATGGCCATCAGGCCGGTTTTTCTGGGTTTCAATTTCCAACGGAGTCTCATCACTTCCCCTCCTGTGCTGCGAGCCACGCCTCATAACGTTCGTAGGCGTCTTCGATGATGTGGTGTGCGCCTCCATTGCCGACCACGGTTTGGACGCAGCTCAACAAGTCGGACTTCAGAAAATCAAGCTCTGCCGCATCCTCCTGCACGCTGTCTGCCGCCTGTGCCGTGGGCGAGGGCTGGGGTGCTGCCGCGCTGATTGCTTCAGCCGCCATTTGCGCTGCCTTGATCGTGGCGTTCGCGCAGATCAAATCGTGGAAACGCTGGATCGCCCCGTGCAGATCGTGAGTGCGGCTTGCGGGACCAATGAGGCCGACGCTTTCCGCGAGCACCATCGTCGCAGTATCAATCTCGGCTGGCTCCCGTTGGGACGCTGGCTGGGTGGTTGGCGCGGAGACCGGGCACCAATGAGGTGTATTCCAATTGGTGTCGCCTATGTATTTGCTCTCTGGCAATGACGGATGTTCACAGTAGACGTAATGCCCGCTGTCACCCTGAACTGCATAGCTTTCCGAATTGCACGCCTTGCAGTCGGAGCAACTGCGCCTAACGGTCACATTCGGTCCGTACCCGCTCGGCCCCGCCACAGCGGCAGGCACTGCCTGTGCTGGTGCTTGCCCATGGGATGCGCGCTCTGCCAACTGCGCCTTGAGCGACTCAACCTCCAGCCGCGCTGCTGCGTATCCGGCGCGCAGTGTTTCGAGTTCGGCATACTGGCTGCGCAGTTCGGCGGCGGCGTCATCCGCAATGCCTTGGCATCTTGCTGTGAGCGATGAGCCGTCGTGACTTTCGAGGGAGTCTTCCAACTCATCTGCCAGCCGCAGCGCATCTGATTGTCGTTTGTCTGTCATGTTGCTGCCTTTCTCGCTATTTTTATGATAGCTGTCAGCGCTTTACTGGTAAGCGTTGCAGCCTGTTTTGATTGGGTGCAGGGTGATGTTATTCCGCAGGTTTTGCGGGATACATTGCGTTAAGCCGCAATTCCAGCGAAGTGAGGCGCAGCAACTGCGGCCGCATCTTCTTCGCTGTCAAACACGCCAAGCCATTTCAACTTGCCGTTTATTCTCACGACCACCTGCCACCTATCGCCGCGCCTTGAAACACCACGATGGCCAGACGTTTTGTTCTCTCTCGTCGGGACGTTCTTGTTGTTTGCGGCCCTCCCGCAGGCGCGAAGATTCCCGCGTGTGTTGTTCCTCGGGTTCCGGTCAATGTGGTCAATATCTTCTTTTGGGTCGCCAAGCAACAGCCTGTGCAGCCCGATTGACCGCCTTTTTCCATCTTCGCCGCGTATTTTTGTGAGCACATACCCGCGATCAGTAACCCACCATTTGTGGGCATCAAATAGCGGCCTATCTGAATCATCAAAAACCACAACCTGCCCGCGTATATCAACTGTAGCCATGTTAGTGCCTCCTGTTAATGAGCAGTCTAACACGTGCGCTACGATAGTCAATAGGAAATAAAGCGGCCTAACAAGTCATTCCACCGGACGGCCTTCGGCCGCGCGGTGAATTCCAGCGTTATGTTTCACGGGCCGCCTTGATCTTCGCCCGCACCCATGCTGCCCCGCCGAGACGCTTGCACTTCGCCCATTCCTCGTCGGTCATCCGTACCGGGCGCGACTTCATCAACTCGCCCGTCTTCGCCAAGGGCTTGCGCCCCTGTCCGCGTCCTGATCCGCCTTGCGTTGCCATCACGCAAACAGCGCGTCAATTTCGCGTCCCGCTGCGGCCCTCGCAATCGCCTTCGTGGCAGCATTGGCGGCGTGGCGCTCGGCTTGCTCCAGCATTTCCTTGGCTTCGGAAACGTCGATCTTTTCTAGGCCGTTGTGCGGCACGAACTTGTACAGTTGCGTGCCCGCCTGGTTGGTCAGAATGTAGGCGTCCGGCAGGTAATCGCCTGGCGTGGCAATCGCGGCCTTTACGACCAGCGACATAAACCCGACCTTTACCGTCGCCCCTACTTGCCAGTTTTGCTTGCTGTTCTTGACCATGATTTGTTCCCCTGTTTGGTTACTGTGATTCAATTGTACATGCGTAATCAAACCATGTCAAGATATTTTTGCATATGCGCAAAGAAACATAACACGTCGCTCAACACGGACGCAGGCGATAAAGCCGCCTGCGCCGGTTAGCTAAGCGTTAGCTGCTACGCACGCGGGCCAGCGCGCGATCAAGCCGCCGCCAGGATTCGGCGCGGGTTCGTGCTGCGCTTGGGCGGTTGCAGACATCTTTCAATTCGTCTGCCGCTTCTATTAGTTCGGCAACGGCGGCGTGCGCCTTCACGGCATCGGACGCAGCCTTTCCAAACTTGTCCGCTTCCTCACCGTCGCGGCTAAGTACGGCTGCATGGGAGGCCTCGTCTGCAAGGAAATCCATCACCGCCAGCACGTCAATTCGTTCCTTTTCCATATCAGCCTCCGCAGCTAACAATTCATTCAAGCCGACACCTTCGGCGCGGCTTAACTCAGGGGTTATACCACTCGCCCGCTTTCCGTCACAGCTCCACCCGCAGGCAGTGCGTACAGATACTCCCCATGCCTCTGTGCATGTCTTGCCCTGTCTCCGCTATAGTCTATCTTTGCTGGCGCTGTTATATCCACGCCGTTAATGCAGAAACGCTTGTGAGGGTAGAATGTTCCCTCGTTGAAGAATCCGATGGCCGGATCGTACTTTGATTTGTTCATACTGCTACCTCCTAAATAAAAAATATATTAAAGACCTTCAAAATGAAACTTCCATTTTTGCTCAGGCCAAATTGTCTTAAAATTATCCCCATGATCTTTTTTCATTTCATCAAGCATTTCAGATAGAAGACTGACTCCTTCAGAAATATCTTTCGGGTATACAGTTTTGCCTTGTTTTCGCCCGTCATAGGTAATCCAAGCCATGCCATAATTTCCTCCTACAATCTGTCCTGAAACATCATCTGTATGTGATTTCATACTGCTCTCCTATGTGTCTATCCATTATCCCCATATACCCTGTGCTGTATAGTTCGGATTGTACCTAATGCACAACGTGTAGCTCTGAAACGTGGACAAGCTGGCAGCTATCCTTACCCACTACCAAGTACACAAACTCGTCATCGTATTCCAGTAGTATCTGGAATTGCATATCTCCCCAGATAACCCAGTTTCCAGCCTTCATAATCCAGCCTCCTGTCTCAATCGTTGCATAAGCTCTGCCCGCTTCTCTGGTGGCGGTATATTGCGCTCTGGTTCTGGCAGAAACGGTCTGTGTGCCGCTGTGCCGTAACGTCTAGCGCCTGATAGAATCATGCCGATATTAGGCCACTGCCAATCCGGTTCACCACTAGCCGCCATTCTTTGAGCGTGGTCAATTGCAGCCTTCAGCTCTGCCGGAGTATGCCTGTCAATCTCAGACTGCCACATGGTTTGCGCTGCCTGTATGTCCATGTCTGTCGGCCACTGTTGACTGTACTTGCTTGCCCCGTATATTGATCTTATGAGGCTAAAGAATTGGGCTACCTTGCGGCCTGTTTCACTAAACTGATCCGCTTTGCGTTCGTTTTCCATAATTTGCGTCATTTAAACCCCCATGCGGCACGTTCTTCCGGTGTCATATCCAGTAACGGAGCGTATGCCTTCTCTGCCTGCCTGTCCTTGAAGTCTTGCGTGCGCTCTGCTGTGGTCTTGCCATCGTTATCAGCTATCCAGTCAGCCTTGAATGATTGCCACCCCCTAGCGGCTGCTATCGCTATTGCCTGCGCTGTGGTTAGTCCAGCCTTCACCGCCTCCCTTTCGATCAATGCAAGGGCTGTAGCGGTCAATGGGGAGCGTTTAGCTTTCCTGACTTTCAGGAAGTCCTCAGCGACTTGTTCCGGTAGGTTGTCTATTTCTGAAAGCAAAGCAAGTCCATTTGATTGTTTTACAACACTGACAGCTTTAGCTGGCAAAGTGTTTATATCTTTATCTTGTTGGTTCTGGTTCTGGTTCTGGTTCTGGTTCTGGTTCTGGTTCTGGTTAGCATTGCCAACGCATAGCGAACGCAATGCGTTCGCATCATGTTTAGCCCAGCGTTTACTAGCGGACTCTTTTG